GGGGTGGGTGGAATTCAGAAGCTTCTCGGCCTTCTTGGGGCCAAGCTTCCAAATACCCCCGATATTATCGGTCGAATCTCCCGTGATCCATTGCCGATGGAACCAAAAGTCTGCGTCAGAAACTGAGGTATATTCTATCTCAGTCTCTGCGTCATCTAGGTTCAGTCGCGGCTTCCACGAATAGCCGGGAACTTGTTGTAAATCCTTGTCAATAGTTACACAAACTGCTTTGAATCCAGACTTAGCAATACCCATCAGGTCATCGGCCTCAAGTCGTGGTTCACTAGTTGTCTTATAGTTATCCCGTAAGAAAGCAATAGCGTCGGATAGACAATCGGGTGATGGTCTACCTTCTCTGTGTTCTTTGTAACTAGGGAGGTAATCCTTTCGGATATTATCCTTACGTGAACAAGATATAGCGATTGTGATATTGGTAATTCCCGGTGGTGTCCACCGTTTAACGTCATCAATCAATCGTCTATCTAACCATTCAGCTCCCTCTTGGTCTGCCCAGAAGGCAGCACGATACGCAATGATGTCTCCGTCTAAGATTGCATGATCAATACCAAGCTTCAAGGAAACAACCTTTCTCTGCTGCTATCTTAAACCATTTGTTTAATTGTTGCAGTTCTTCGTTAGATATTTGTACACGTCTATTCGCTACACTAGAGATGTGGGCAAAGGTATACTCATTCAAGAGACGTGAGATGTCTCTTACGGTACCATTCTTAAGTTGGTGATACAATGTATAACCAGTGGTCTGCTTAATAACTTCATCGTAGTATCGACCACGAATCCAGTTATCTGTTCCCTTTGTTCCACGGACAAGGAGATCGGTGCCAGAGAACCAATCCTCTGGTGCCTCTCTAAACTCTCCTTGTTCGTAACCAATCATTGCAACGGTATCAAGACTCATTCTTCATCGTCTCCAAACAGCTCTTCAAAGAACTCATCAAGATTCATTGGCTCATCCTTCTTGGTCTTTGTACAACCAAGGCAATCACAAGATAGATAGCAGTGAGGATCAAGACCCAACCAATCAGGAAGACGTGCGCTTAACTTGGAGTGAAGAAGCTTGGTGTCTCCTTCGTTCTTGATAACCCAATCAAACATCTGAACATAGTCCTTATCGCCAGCCTCAAATCGGTTTGCCATCTCTTCTGATTCATGCTTACGCCAATCAGCATTCTGATCCTCTAGGTCTCTTGAACCACGGCTGATGAAGACGGTGATGGCTCCATTTGTTCGACCGAAGTTAAGTTCGTTAAGGTACCGACAATCGTCAACGATGATTACGGTTTCTTTCCAAAGCTTTTCTTCGTCTTGTGCTGCGTTTGCATCCTTGATTGCGGCTTCTTTCCAAGCCTTCTTAAACAAGTTCAACCAGTAATCTGGCTCTTCCTTGCGCTTGGACTCACCAACGTCTTGACAATAGGCACGATACTCTAGTGGCTTAGTTGCCTTGTCAAACCCAGCGGCTAATGCCTCATCCTTAATAGCCTTAGCAAAGGGGAGGATGATTGGTTTGAAGTCACATTTCTTTGCATACGCTGCAATAAACTCAGCAGCTGTAGTCTTACCGACTCGCGCTTGGCCTGACAATAAGATGGTTATCATTGAATCTCCTATACAACTCTGCTGGTGTAAAGCAGTCTTCGATATTAAAGAAAGAACAGATATGTGTTGTACAATTCCGTGGTCTTGTTAAACCAATGAACCGCCCAACAAAGTAATGGAAAATCATATCCCAAGCATTACTGTCGGTATATGATGATGCCCCCGTTATAGCATCCCCAAGTGACATATCCTCAGTGATCCACATTTCTGTTCGACCGATAAGGACAGCACCTAAACCTTGTAAGGTTTCTAGATTGTATAGTTTACTGACTGGTACTATACGACCATCCCATTCTTGTTTTGCACTACAGATTACAAAGTGGTACTCCTTGCCGCCAGCCTCAAGGATGAGGCCAGCGTGTGTTACGTGGCTACCGTTAAGAATCTTAGCCAACAATCCAAAATACCTACCCTGAATCTTACCGAAGTCGTAGAATCCGACAGAGGCGTTAGTGAGTTTGTGACCAGTTGTTTCCAATTTTGTACTCCGCATTGATTGGCATAGCGATAGCAAGTCTAGTACCCGCTTCGATTGCCGCATTAGTAACTATCTTGCCAGCCTCTTCAGCAATCGCTGATGGGCAGGAGAACTGAAGTTCGTCATGCACATACGCTAGTTGCTTGACAACGTTGGCACCAAACCGTTCCCTCAGTCTGGTGTTAGCAAGGATCATCCAGTACTTAGATACCACAGCACCACTACCTTGCAATAGGGTATTGAGTGCAGCGTGTGCGCTACGTACTGGTGCATAGCGACCGTCAACTAATTTAACCGCACTACGCTTGGCTACTTGAAACTCAACATCTTGCTTGACCTTAGCAAGTGCTGGCAACTCTCGAAGAAACTTCTCCTTGAGTGCTGCACCCTGCTTAGATGAACCTTCGATGATCTTACCAATCTTTGCGTCACCAGCCCCATACAAGAAGCCGTAGATAAAAGTCTTAGCGTTGTTACGGGTTGGAAGACCAGCCTTCTGTTGGTTGTGGGTATGAATGTCTCCGTTAAGAATAACGTCGGCATACGCACCCTTGTCGTATGGTGCCATGTAGTGGGCAAGCATACGCAACTCAAGACCACTAAGGTCTGACCCAAGTAGAACCTCGCCATCGTGTGGAACCCACAACTCTCTGGCACGATGATCGCCAGACACCTGTGCAACGTTTGGTTGCGAGTGTGTGCAGCGACCAGTAGCAGCACCCTGTACGTTTACAAAGCCGTGGATACGACCGTCTCGACTGTACGACGAGCGACTAACCCAATCGTCTACCTGACCCATAAGCTTCTGAACATCGAAGTACTCGACAAGCTTCTTGGCTTCTGGGTAATCAAGTTGACTGAGGGTTGTGGCATCCACGTTGGGATTACCGTTCTCTGTCTTTGGTGCTGACCAACCATACTTCTCGTACAACCGCTCAGCAATCTGCTTGCGAGAGCCGGGATTAAAAGCCTCAACGGAATCCTTGAGACGCTTGCCCGTCTTCTCTGAGTAACGCTCAGTAACCTTGTCTGGGAAGATGGTACGCATTTCATCTTCAACAGATGCCTTGAACATCAACAGATCATGTTGTAGTTTCTCAGCAGCCTTGATGTCGAAGTTGAAACCATTGGCTTGCTGCTGTGCAACAACAGCACTAGCAAGAAACTCAAGCTGAACAATCTTCTCGTACTTGTTATCCGCAATCCATTTCTGTTGGTGGTTGTAGATGTGATGGGCAACGTGTACGTCCTGAATGCAGTACGTAATCATGTCATCCGTCAACTCCTCCCATGTACCTTGATAATTAATCTTCTCATTACCAAGGTGCTTACCCCAACACTCAAGCGAGTTACCACCAAGCGGGTGATTTGTAAGATCTGGATACATCAGTTTACTAACAACCAGTGAGTCGTAGATCTTAGCGGTACTCTTGTACCCAAGCATACGCTTAAGACATTCAAGATCGAAACCATAGAGATTGTGTCCAATGAGTTGCGTTGCCTTGTTGAGATACGCATCGAAGGTCTCATCAAACACAGTCCATGTTCGAACCTCTCCGCTATCAATATCCTTTGTAACAACAACGTGAACTTTTGTACACTCCTTGACAGGTCTACCCTTATTGTCTAGGGTCAACTCCATCAAGGCATTCGATTCGATGTCGATAACCAAGCGCATTAAATCTAGTATCTCTTTCTGCCAACATCTCGTCGGCAAGGTTACAAATCTCTTTTATGGTTTTAGGTTTAGCTGCATCCCGTGTTGTGCCGGGATGTAAAGACATACCCAAGATCGACGCGGCATACATATCCCAAGCCATCATTCGCATGACGTCATGCTGTTCCATTTTGAATAGGTTGGAAGACAACCTCTCCTTCGTCGTTGGTTGCCCAATCAACTTCTTGCAAACGACCAGTTGTTCTGTCGTAGAACAAAGCACTAGCGATGCCAGCACGACCAGTCAAGCGATTCTTAAGAACACGAATGATGGTTGTGTTGGCTAAGGTCTGGTCTTGATTCTGTCTATCGCGTTCAAGAGCGATGACCGTATTAGGTACAGATGCCAAAGCACCAGAACCGCGAAGATCCTGAAGCGTAATTCTATCGCCTTCTTCATAAGCCTTATCCGTCTTCTTGAGTTGCGAAACGATATCGACGTGAACACCAGTACGAACAGCGAGAGATCGTAGTTCCTTCATAAGCGTGTCGATAATGATACGCTCTGAACC